AGCTTAATACTGCTACTAACGAGGTGAGTGTTCAAAACGAGTGTAGCTTAATAGCCTTAGATATTATGGCAATATTTGAGAACTATAATAAAGCGGACTGGGCAGATAAAGACCTAAACTTAGTACTTAATAAGACTTGGTCTATACAGCCTTTCGCTGAAAGGTTTGATAGCTTATACGCTGGAGCTGCGATTAATATGTCTTTAAGTACTTCGTATTCTTACGCGAGATGCCAGCTACCCGTAGAACCTTGGATACCAATTTTAAACGCCTACAAAAAACGAATAGAGAACGAGGCTTGTTTGATAGAAAACATACAATACCTGATTTCTAATTAGCACGATAATAACTTTAAAAATATATATATAAAATGACCACTCAAGAACTTCAAATCAGTAGAAACGGACAATATTACGTAAGCGGAGACGTTACTTTTACGGCTGCTCAACAAGTAGCTTACTTAGTAGTAAACGAAGCTGCGGTATTCGCTAACCTTACAGACCTTGCAGACGTAGACCTAATAGCTCAAAGTAACATAAGCGGAGCAACCCTTTCTGCTGGAGTAATTATAGCTCCTAAAGGAGGCTCTTTTATTAAGAGAGTTAATATGACAAGCGGCTCGGTATTAGCTATTTTTGCGTAATGTACGGATACGGGTATCAATATAGCAACGTACTAATAGGCGGAAGTATAGCACCCGTAATATTTGCTGCGTATAGAGAGAGAGTTATTGCCGATAGCGGTATAGTAGAAAATAGCACTTGCGCTATTAGATTTTTAAATGAAATAATATAATGAGTTTTTACGACGACGCCAGCCTTATAATGTACCCTTCGGGATACAAGGAAGACAAAATATATAGTTTAAAGCCAACCGATGGAAGTGGCGATTTGACATTCACAAGAGCAAGCACCGCAACAAGGGTAAATGCTGAGGGGTTGATAGAAACAAGCCCAGTCAATTTGTTGAAATCTACAAGCGACTTATCAACTCAATCTACATATTGGACCACTAATCAAAGTGGTACGTCTATTCAAAATGCAGCAATAGCGCCCGATGGAACGACTACCGCTTCGCAAATTACTTCGACTGGCGGTCAATTTTCTGGCATTGCTCAAAATGGAATTTCGGTATCGGCAGTGCCATATACATACTCTTGTTATTTAAAAGCAACAAGCGGAACACCTACTATTCGACTAACTCTTTTTGATGGTGTTACATTTCATCAAACAAATCTTACAATTACTTCGGAATGGGTTAGATATAGTTTTACTTTCACTCCTATTGCTGGAACTTTTGGTGTTGTTATAAGTTGCTCATCGGTTAACACTTGGCTTGCGTGGGGCGCACAAGTAAACTCAGGCTCAACCGCCAAACCTTACTTCCCAACCACAGACCGTTTAAACGTACCCCGAATAGACTACACTGGGGATTTATGCGGTAAATTGCTTTTGGAGAAGCAGTCTACAAACTTAATAACCTACTCGGAGGATTTTAGTAATGTGGATTGGAGTAAATATAATGTCACAATAACCGCAAATGTTACAACATCACCCGATGGCACAATAAACGCCAGTAAATATTTAGATAGCACTACAAACGATACACACAATCTTTATAAGGCATTTTCTATTTCGGGGGATACAACTTTTTCAATTTATGTTAAATCCGCAGAATATACACGATTTGCAATAACCAATTTAAGTGATGGAGGTGATGTGTTGTTTAATTTGTCCACAGTTGCAGTAATTAGCACAAGCGCAAATTTTCAAAATGGCAAAATTGACAGCATTGGGAACGGATGGTATAGAGTAAGTGCAACAACTAATGGAACAAGCGGAGGCAAAGCAATAGGATTCTCACTTGTAAATAATTCTGGGGCAACTTCTTTTGTCGGCACGGGAACCAAAGGTGTATATGTATGGGGCGCACAAGCGGAAGCCTCAAGTTATCCCGCATCCTACATCCCCACCCTTGCATCAAGCGTGACAAGATTGGCGGATGCGGGTACAACAAATATTGCTTCATCTGTTAACGCAAGCGAAGGCGTTTTATTTTTGGATTATCAACCTCTAAACGTTTCTACTTCGTTTCCAGTTGATTTTCAATTACAATACAACGGCACAAATGCAGTAAATGGAGTCACTATTTATCATAGCGGCAACACACCTGCAGTAACTGTAAGAAGTGGTGGAAATATTATTTTCGAACAGGCATTGACTGCAACAACGGTAGGAACAAGAAATAAAATTGCATTAGCATATAAAGGAAGTGATTTTGCAGTATATCAAAATGGTTTACAAAAAGGAACGCAATCAAGCGGAGTTGCACCCGCAGCGCTTAATGAGTTGCGTTTAAGTGATGGATTACGCGATTTTAGCATTAACCAAGCAATTATATTTCCTACACGCCTCACCAACGCACAACTTGCAACCTTAACAACCTTATAATATGACAAAATATTCAAAATACGAGTTCACAGACCTTGCAGAATGGTCTAAATTCCAAACTAAGATACAAACAAAGACAACCGATATAGAAGGTAACGAGGTTTATAATTACAAAGATGTTGCGGTTGTTGAGTTAGGGCATATATGCAAGGCATACGAACTAAACGAAGAAGGATTTAATGTATGCTCAGACCTTGCTACAACGTGGGCGGTAGACATCTTATGGGTTAGAACACCTTTAGCCTCGTTTAAGCCATTTGAAGTGTATCCGAAGCCAACGACACAACTTCATATAATTGGAGGCTATGAGGCGGCTTATTTCAAGTCTTATTGTGAGATGAATCCAGATAGTGAACTTTGCGTTATTCCAGAAGTAAATGAAACTTTACCTGAGTAGCTTTTTAACCGCTTTGGTATTATTCTTCGCTCCTATAAAGGGCATAATATTAATAGTGGCTTTATCTACTATTATAGACACTTGCTTTGGGGTGTGGAAAGCAAAGAAATTAAGAGAGCCTATTACGAGCAAATTATTTCGTAATGGGCTTATACCTAAGCTCGTTAGTTATATAGCAGTAGTAATGCTTGTATACGCCTCTGACGTCTTTATTATAAACGGCTTAACCAAGAGCGTAGTAAGCGTAGAGTTTATATCTACAAAGGTTATCGCTTTAGTATTACTCTCTATCGAGGTTAAAAGTATGGACGAATCTTGGATAAAAGTTAAGGGCTATTCGTTTATTGATAAAATAAAAGCTATCATTGTAAAACTTAAAGACGTTAAAAAGGAACTATAATGGATTACTCAGTAACTTTCTCCGCTCACTTTCCGCACGATAGATTTGCTTTAGGCTGGGAGTACATCGCTCCTTCTAAAGAGTATCAGTATAACACTATCACTATTTATTTATTTATTATAACCCTAAATATAGATTATGCGACCAATTAACAAAGTAATTATACATTGCTCAGCTACTCCCGAAGGTAGAGATGTTAAGATAGACACTATACGCCAATGGCATTTAGATAAAGGCTGGAACGATATAGGTTACCACTATGTAATCGAGTTAGATGGACAAATACAAGCTGGAAGACCCGTAGAGCTTTTAGGAGCGCATTGCTTAGGTCAAAATAAATTTAGTATTGGAGTTTGTTATGTTGGAGGTATGAATAAATCTATGAGCAAGCCAAAGGATACGAGAACCGAAGAGCAAAAGGAATCTTTAATCTCTTTAATCGCTGACCTTCGTAAAAAATACCCAGTACTATCTATCCACGGTCATAACGAATATTCTGCAAAAGCTTGCCCAAGTTTTGACGTATCTAAAGAGGGTTATTAATGCAAGAAAACGACCTCTTTGAGTGGTTAGAAGCAAATATTTACTTTGATTTAGTTAAATCTAATAATCAAATGAGCCGCTGGGACTGTTACTCTCCAGCTACTAAGCATAGAATAGAATTAAAATGTCGTAAAACACATTACGACACTCTATTACTTGAAAAAAAGAAGTACGATGCTATGCTCCAGGAGACGTCTAAACACTCAGACGCTGCTATCTATATAAACTCAACGCCTAAAGGTATCTATTTATTTAATCTCCACGATATAACTCCTCATTGGAAAACTCAGTATATCAGAGCTACGACCGAGTTTGGCAATAGCAACCGAATAGCTAAAGAGGTTATGTACTTAAATATCTTCGACTCTCGAGTACTTACTACCTTTTAATCTGTTTGAATTTTTCCTGAAACTTCATTCACTTGTTTAGTTTTAGGAATATAATTATACTCTGAGTATAAATTTGTGACGCTTTATTCCGACATTATCCTGAATTAAAGCACATAAAGTACATTATACTGCACTTATTAAAAAATAAGCTTATTAACGTTCCAAGTTTTACCTATTAAAACTAAAGCGTCTTTTAAGTCTGAGTCTTTAGCTATCCAAACACCTTTATAGTAAGACTGCTCAACTCTGCAAAGCCTTAAAGGTATATCGGAGTTATCGT